TTCACGTGAGCCCAAACGATAGCGTGTGAGTGCATTGCGATGCATGTCACCTGGTGTAAGGCGTGCTACACCTGTCTCATTCAGCATCTCAAATGCATAACTTGGAAAAGCAACATCATCTGTTTCTACCACTGTAGCAGGAACATGTGTAAAGCCTAGCAATGCACTGGCAACACTACGCTGTTGACCATCGTACAATGTGGTGTAGTCTTGTCCATCAACTTTACAAGCACTGGCAGGTGTGCAAAGCCGAGGATCATAGTTTTTCATGATGTTTAAGATGTGCTTGGCAATAGCGGCACGTTGTACTTCGTAGTCTAAGTACAGTGTGTCAATGTCTACCATGTTGCTGCCAGTTGGAAATTTGTGTCCATTGGCATCAACTCTTTTGCGAAATGATTCTAATTGTTCTTGTGTTACACCAAACTCTGCTTCCAACTGCAAGCGAACTTCTTCTACAACGTCGGTGAATTTTTTAACTAATCTTTCCATTGTGTTCTCCATTTTACAATAAAACTGCGCCGGGTACCATACCCATTGCCTACACTTTAATTTAGCACATTTAAGGTATGTGTCAACCTATTTTGCTGTTATTTCATAGCAACAACAGGAAATTCTGCATATTTCTTGCGTCGTGTACCTGTGTCACCTTTGCGATGCACCATGCCCACAGCAAGTCCATTTTCAAGTTCTACCCAATATTCAACATCACGATCTGCACCAGGCCAACGTTTGTAACTAGAATGCCTCCGGACAATACGCACATCTGAGAACTTTTTTGCTTCAATGTCAACTTCGCGGTACTTGGGCAAATCCCACCAAGCACCAAAATCATCTGCAAGTGTCATGTTTTTGTGTAGAATACTGTACATCTTAGTTCTCCATTGCCTTTACCACATACTTGCCATAACGCTCAAAGAATTCATTAAAGTGCTTGAGCTTTTGAGGATTGAACGGTAAGTCGTAGTTTACAACTGCAGTTCTTGCCCCCATCACAGTCATTTCTGTGGGGAACTGATCCATCATAAAGCGGAAGAAGTTATCTGCTTCCTTGTGCCATTTATCTTCATCCTTCTTGCCATATTCGTCAAAACTGTTCTTCAGTTCATAGCACATGCCAATTGTAAGAGCATACTGAGCACTGATCTCTTTAATTTTAAGTTCCTTAACCTTTCCAGCAAGGATATCTGCAGGGTTAGGCATGTCTTTAGCAATCTTGCGATGTGCCATAAACTTGAGTGCAATGCCTTCGCCAACTGCTCCAGCAAGGATGTCTGTGTCTTCGGTTTCGTTGCCAGTACTGGTCCAGATAACATCACTTGCAAAAGTCCATGTGCGAGGAGTAGCATAAGAACGTCCGCTGGAGCGTGGATCAAAGTCACTCAAGTCTTGCTTTGCAAAACTAAGGTAACCAACAATATCTGGGTGAATGTTGTTAGCAACAGCCCAATCTAACCAGCTCTCAAAATCTACACGCACTTCAAAGTGTACAAAACGATTGGCAAGTGGACTTGGCATACGATATGTAACACCTTTGTCACTGTCTCTGTTGCCAGCCGCAACAATAACAACATTGTCTGGCAACACATATTCACCAATACGACCATTAAGTGTCAATTGATAAGTGGCAGCCTGTGTTGCTTGAGCCGCACTGTTAAGTTCATCTAAGAACAGGATCACAGTGTCGTACTGTGCGCACTCTTCTGCAGTGGGCAATTCAATCGGCGGTGCCCATTCCATCAGCCCGCTGTTGCTGTTAAAGAAAGGCATACCCTTGATGTCTGTGGGCTCATTGAGTGCAATGCGCACGTCTTTCAGCAGTGTCTTGCCCAGCACACCACTATCAGCAATGCTTTGCATCATTTCACTTTTACCAACACCAGGTTGTCCCCATACAAATGCAGGACGCTTGAGTTTCATCAAACGTATCAAACGCGAATTCAACTCACCTAGTGTTACTGTACGAACTTCTGACATATCTAACTCCTCATTTCAAACTATACTACTGTTATACACTGGTATGCACAACGCGTCAACCTTTTTAAGCATAATCTCTCATAATACAAATTTCTTCAAACACATTGACACCTTTAACTTGGTCATCTGCACGGATTTGCTCAACTGCTTTGACCATGACATCAAAAGTACCGCGAGTAGTTTCAGCCATTTGACCATTGTTGAACTTTGTAACGATTCTGTATTTTGTCATTTCGTCTCTCCTCAAAATTAACTTACTATTAACAATAGCACACTATACTATGCTGTCAACCTCTATCTAGTAAAAAAGATACCAAAACTGGCTGCATCAGCATCAGTTCTAAAGCGAACATCTGCACCATAATCAGTCCAACGTATGCTCCAACGCTCTCCTTCAGATCCGTATTGTTCTGACATTTGAGTAAAAAACCGACGGCGTTCACGCTTGAGTAAACTGCTGACTGTTTTGTATTCTGTATCTTCATACAGTTCAGTGACACAAAAGTCTACAGTTATGATGTGTTTCCAACTGCTGTGTGTCTGTTTTGCAAACCAAAATTTATGCTTTGTTAGCACGGAGAAATCTATCCCATTCTTTGTTATTCATCACCAGCCAAAAGTATGTTTTTTCGCTGTACAAGTATATCTTAGGCCATCTGCCACCTAGTAAATAATAAGGACAATCCAGATACTTGTCAAGTTCTAACAAAAACTTGTGATTTATTTTTTGATCTCGAATGTCTATTTCAAAGTTTTCTATTTCCAAGTTTTTGCACAAATAGTTGTGTCCACCTTCTGTTAGACGCAATCCACCTGTTTCTCGTATGTTATACCAAAAGAACACATAGATATCACGTTCAGAACCTTCTATTCTGCCCGCTCGAATGAATGCATCTGTGTACTGTTTTTTGGTTTTTACGGAAATATTTTTTTGCCCTTGTCTAATAGCACAACACTAAAGTCCTCACAATTGAACTTGGTGTTTAGTTTCTTAGCAAGGTTAATGGCATGCCCTGGATTGGAGAATGATACTTTCTTGTACTTAGGACCAGGATAACTGATCAGCATGTTTGAACTTTTTAGGTTGATGGGTTCATCTTTGTAATAAACAGCCCAGATACCTTCGCTGGCCAACACTTGTTCGCTTTTGTAGGTATCTCTGTCTACTTTTTCTAACAGTACTGTTGGCTTAGGTCTACTCATATCATTCTCTTAGTATATAACTATTTATCAATAATATGAGTATATTATAAACTTTTACCAGTTTGGTGCTACAATTTCTATGTTTTCTGCTTGGCGTGTTTTTTCGGCAATCAATTGATCTTGTAGTTGTACACAGTATTCTAATAGGTCCTGGTATTCTCGAGCAACCTGTTGTGCTTCAACTCGATTTACAGTGAGCACATCTGTTTTAGCAGTGGTACATCGCTGTGCAAATCTACTGAGTGTGGGTGTGTTGGGCAATCTCATGATTGTAATCGCAGTGCTTCTTTCATTTCGAGCTGAGTTTTGTATGGTCCTTTGTATTCGTTGCGTGTTAATGTTATCAACTTAGGACAATATGCAGGTCGCCAACCCAACTCAAAGTTGATAATAAAATAGCCTGCACAAAAAAAACTGGTGCTTTTTTCTTGCTTGGTATAGATAGGCAGTTTGCGTTTTAAATCGTATATACCATTGAATGGCTCATACTTGCAAGGGAAACCATGTACTTCGTATTCTTTTTTCTTTTGTGAAACAATTACTTGTTGATCTGCAAAACTGATATTTTTCAATTCATCTTTGCTTTTTACACGCACATCCTTGCTGTTTACTGTGAGAATGTACTCATCGTCAAAGCGAAGTGTGCCTACTTTTTCGCCATTTTTTTCTACAATCCAAAACTTGTCTTGTACAATTGGCTTAGCCTGATACTGCATCATATCCTTTACCCAACCATTCTGCATATTTTGTTGCATCATCTGCGATGCGTTTAAGTTCATATTTGCCACAGTACTTCAAAAACTTTGCACCCACCATAGGATGCTGTTTGCGTACTGCTTGTTCTGTGATATGTTCATCAATGACCTGTTTAATATCTGCAGGCTGTGCAGTAAGATCTACCAGTGTAACATTGCGATTGTAATCATCTAGCACACGATGTTCTAGACCATTGTGATCCACCCAACGTTGCAACATCATGTTGTTCCAGTTGTAGCCTTTGCTTTCTCTGTCTTCGTATGCTTCTAGTAGTCCTACTTTATTCTTTGTGCCTTTTTTACGCACACCAGGATAAGCACTGAACACATTATCACTGCTGTCACCACGCATACATTTTTCAAACAACAACCATTTAGGATCCGGAATCTCTTTAGGTTCTTTTGTTTTCTTATCAATCACACGTTTACCATTGTCATCAAAGATGCCTTCTATAGTGATCATGTGATTAGGAATACCATTGTATTGTTGTACATTTTCACTTAACAGTTGTACAAAGTCTGTGTCACTGCTGACAATAGTGTGTTTATCATCGGGGTGTTTGTCAATCCAACGTGCAATCAAGTCATCTGCTTCTGCAATATTACACTGCAACACTGTGCAGTTTGTTTGCTCTGCAAGAAACACTTTTAGTTCATCAAACGCTTCCCAAAACAATTTGTCCTCTTCAAGCTCACGTTCTGTTAATGCTGCTCTTGCTACTGCTCTATTCTTCTTGTAAGGCTCGTAGTAGTCTTTGCGCCAACTGCGTCCTTCTAAGCAAAACACCACATGATCTGCCTTTGCTTTGCGACATGCACTGTTTACTGCACTCATTGTTACATGAATAGCAAAGCCCAGTTTAGTCCACATGTCCATGCCACGTGACGCCACATGCCTTGCTCTAAAAAATGTATTTGCTGTATCTACCAGTAGATAACTTGTCATTCGATCACTCTCAGTTGTGTTTCACTTCTAACAGTTTTTATATTAACATCATGTGTTGTATCTGTCAACCTAGGAAGTAGATGTTTGTACCAACCCGTGTGTGCATCTCTGTCATAGTGATAACTACCATATCCAACGGGTTTGTGATTGTTTTGTAAACACCATGCATTATAAGTGCCTGATTCGTTGTAAGGATCTATATAACAGTTGTTCCAATCAACACACTGTTGAACATGTGATCTAAACCAACTGTATGTGTTAAAGAATAAATGTGCTATTCCTGCGTCTTGTAGCGTTGTGTGTAGCTCATAAATCTTTGTATGCCACTCAAGTTGCTTGCGATCCAGTTCCTGCATTGTTTGCTTTAGTACCCAC